CAAGGTGATTTAACAAAGGGCTTTGAGAACGTCCTAGACCTATACCAATGGGCTTATAACAAAGGGTTTAGACCCAACATGGATTTGGATTCATTAGGAATCTCGGTAAACAACCAACAACCCCAAACAGAGGATTCAATGGTAGGGTAAACACTAAGGTAAGGATAAGTAGAGGGAATGCGAATAGTTCTCAATAAGATTCAAGTAACACCAAAATGGTGCATCACTCTTTCCCACTTGCATGAAACGTTAATGAGAATCATTCGCATTTAGACCTGGTTAAATAAATAGTAGGGAAAACCCTGATCTGTATGTGTGGCCAGTACTGTATAAAAAGACATGAGGGTAAACCCTAGGAGATGTATGGGGGGGAGGGGGTGGCGTCTGTGTGTAGATATTTGTGGAGCCACCATCCCTCAGAAAAAGCTAAAATGAAGTAATCCATTCCAAGGAGGACAAAATGGAAAAAAGAGGAAGAGGAAGACCCAAGGGAAGCGTCAAGATGACCATACAGAGGTTTGCTGACAATCCGCCCTTAGTACTACCTAAGACAGATCATCAACGTCTTAAGGAGCTTAAAGAGCTGATGATTAGGTCTGGAGGTAAGGATGTGGCTCAGAAGGTTATTGAGATAGCCCTTAATGATGAGCATCCCCATCAATTGGTAGCTTTAAAGATGTGTTTGGATAGGACTCTACCTGTTTCGATGTTTGAGAAGGATAAGAGCCAGAGAAGTGCTGTGAGCATAACGATTACAGGACTTGGTGAGCCTACAATAGTAGATGTTAATGATGTGTCTGATGTACAAGCAAAGGAGGTAGATCATGGGTGATTGGCTAAAAGAATACCAAGAGTTTGTTAAGACTCCTTGGCAACCAACAAAATTAAAGCCTGAACAAGAGCCAGTGTTCCGTAATTGGTTGACTAATACGGATTTGTTTAAGAGCATAAGAGAAGATATTGCCAAAGAGAACGAGATTCCTGTTGAGAAAATGGATAAAAATCGTGTTTTGGAAATGCTTCTAAAAAGTCCTGATTACGACTATCGTGGTGCTTTTTTGGATAATATGCAATCTAAGATTGACCCTACTGATAACAAACCTCACTTTATGTCTTCTGACAGATCAGGTCGTATGTTAAAAGCCCCTACGCATGAGACTGCTTGGAAAGAGTTTTTTATGCGTCAGTTTAAGTTTGATCCTGATTCAAGAGGTTTAGATACTTTAGACAAGGCACAACAGTGGACAAACGAAATGATGCAAAAACCTGTTGATGTAAATTACTCTGATCCTTTTGGATTTTCTATTCAATGACCACATTAGACTTTAAACTTCTTCCTTGGCAACAGACAGTTTTCAAGGATTCCACGAGGTTCAAGGTAGTGGCTGCTGGAAGACGTTGTGGCAAAAGCAGAATGGCGGCAGTTACCCTACTGATAGAAGGACTCAAGTGTCCTCAAGGGTCTGCTGTATTGTATGTATCACCTACTATGGGGCAGTCTCGGCAGATTATCTGGGACTTACTGTTAGACCTTGGTAGAGAGGTTATCCAGAATAGCCATGTAAATAACTTAGACATTACCCTGATAAACGGAGCTAAGATTTACGTTCGTGGGGCAGATCGTCCTGATACCCTCCGTGGTGTCAGTCTGACCTATGCCGTTCTCGATGAGGTTGCGGACATCAAACCTGAAGCGTGGGAGCAAGTTATTCGGGCTTCACTTTCTGACAAGCGAGGTAGAGCCTTGTTCATTGGGACTCCCAAGGGACGTAACTGGTTCTATGATACCTTTAAGTTGGGTGAGAGTGAAGATGACCCTGATTGGAAGTCATGGCACTTCACCACTGCTGATAACCCCTTGATTGACCAAGCAGAGATTGAATCTGCCAAGAAGACTCTAAGCACCTTTGCTTTCAAACAAGAGTACATGGCCTCGTTCACCAATGCGGGTTCTGACATCTTTAAGGAAGAATGGATTAAGTATGGGGAAGAGCCTCAATATGGGAGCTACTACATTGCTGTTGACTTGGCGGGATTTGAGGAAGTTGCCAAACAAGCGGCTAATTCTAAGAAAAGATTGGATGAGACTGCTATTTCGATCGTCAAGGTAACTGAGGATGGGAAGTGGTTTGTTGACAAGATTGAACACGGAAGGTGGGATATTCGGGAGACTGCCGCCAAGATATTGATAGCAATCAGGGATTACAGGCCTTTGAGTGTGGGGATAGAGAGGGGGGCACTCAAGAACGCTGTTTTGCCCTATTTAAGCGACTTAATGAGAAAGAACAACACCTTTGCTCATATCGTAGATTTGACTCATGGGAATAGAAAAAAAGCAGATAGGATCATTTGGTCATTGCAAGGAAGGTTCGAGCATGGCAGAATTGTGTTAAATTCCAAGGGAGATTGGGATGAGTTTGTTGACCAGTTAATCCTGTTTCCTGCTCAGGGAGTTCATGACGACCTTCCAGACTCTCTTAGTTACATTGACCAACTTGCTGTTACATCCTACATGGAAGAGGATAACAGTGATGATTGGCAACCGATAGATATTATTTCAGGGGTCTAATATGGATCAAAACGAGTTTTATGAGCCAACACAGAATGACAAAGACTTAACATCTTTTGTTGTTGACCACTGTGATCGTTGGAGAGACTATCGCAATACAAACTTCCTTGATAAATATCTCGAATACGAACGTATTTTTCGTGGCGAATGGGCGGCAGAAGATAAGACTAGAGATTCTGAGCGTTCAAGAATCGTAACTCCTTCTACCCAACAAGCCGTAGAGACTCGCCACGCTGAGATCATGGAAGCCATCTTTGGTCAAGGTGAGTTCTTTGACATTGAAGACGACCTGAAAGATGTAAACGGCAATCCATTAGATGTTGAAGTCCTCAAAGCTCAACTTATGGAAGACTTCAAGCAAGACAAAATCCGTAAATCTATTGATGCTATCGAGTTGATGGCAGAAATCTACGGCACTGGCATTGGTGAGATTGTTGTCAAAACAGAGAAGATCTTTGAACCCTCTACCCAAGCGATTCCTGGTCAAACAGGACAAGCAGCTATTGGAGTTGTGGAGAAAAATCGTATTGCAGTCAAGATCATGCCTGTCAATCCAAAGAACTTCTTGTTTGACCCCAATGGAACATCTATTGATGACTGTATGGGTGTTGCGATTGAGAAGTATGTCTCTATCCACAAGATTGTAGAAGGCATTGAGAAGGGTATCTATCGTAAGGTAGATATCACGAGTACTTACGAAGATACAGATCTAGAGCCAACCCAAGAACTTAGCCAATATCAAGATGAAAAAGTCCTGTTGCTGACTTATTACGGGCTAGTTCCTCGTGAATATCTGACAGAAAAGGGTGAAGAAGTTGCAGTTTTGTTCCCTGAAGACAGTTATGCAGAGGAATACTCCAATTTAGTAGAGGCAATTGTTGTGATTGCCAATGATGGACTCCTTCTGAAAGCAGAAGAGAACCCATACATGATGAAAGATCGTCCTGTTCTTTCGTATCAAGACGATACTGTTCCTAACCGATTGCTCGGTAGAGGTACTGTAGAGAAATCCTACAATATGCAGAAGGCTATTGATGCTCAAGTGAGAAGCCATTTGGATTCTTTAGCATTAACTACCTCTCCTATGATGGGATTGGATGCTACTCGACTACCACGAGGTGCTAAGTTTGAGGTCAAGCCAGGCAAGGCATTCATGGTTAACGGCAATCCAGCGGAGATTCTCTATCCGTTTAAGTTTGGTGAGACAAGCCTGAATAACCTATCCACTGCCAAAGAGTTTGAGAGAATGCTTCTCCAAGCTACTGGTACGATGGACTCTCAAGGCATGGTTTCTCAAGGTAATCGTGATGGTGCGGGTATGAGCATGGCAGTAGCCACTATCATCAAGAAATACAAGCGTACATTGGTAAACTTCCAAGAAGACTTCTTGATTCCGTTTATCCAGAAGGCTTCATTCCGCTATATGCAGTTCGACCCAGAGCGTTATCCATCTGTTGATATGCGGTTTATTCCGACAGCAACCCTTGGAATTATTGCCCGTGAGTACGAACAACAACAGTTCATTGGTCTACTCCAGACCCTTGGCCCGAAT